AAATCTCGAATTCTCCTAGCTGGTGCATGAAAATAAAATTTAATGTGCTACATTGATCTAAAAGCTCAGCTGCAAAAGATCCATACTTAAAAACAATCTTGTATTTTTTTTGTGTCATTATCGGGGTTGGTTTGGCTGGGACGGCTATAATATCATTTTCATAAACATCTGCATTGTTTATATCTTGTAATCCTGTAAATTGAGAAGGAATAAGCATGTCGTCTTTATTGAACAATTCATCAACGGCGCCGCTATATTTATATTTTTCAACGAATGCTTTTCCTGGAGGATTCCAAAATCTGAATTTAATTGTTCTATTTGGCATTTTTTCCATTGTTTGCTTTTAAGTCTTCTAGCCCCAGTGAAAATGGTTCGTTTTCGTTATACGGACTTGGAAAAGCCGTTTCTAAATCGGGCTCGTAAGAACTCATATGAAGCATTGGGCTAAATTCTCCAAAATCAGTTGACAAAAAGGTTTCTGCTGGGTCAATATACATTTCGTCTTTTTTTATCATATCTTCGTATTTTTTATTAAAATCATTTAAATAATGCTGAAAATCGTCAAATTCGTTTTTGTCAGAATTATGAATATAGTCAAATAGCCAATCCTCGCCTTCTTTGGATAAATTCAGGTTTTCAACAAGTTTTGTAAAATACTCTTCTTGAACTTTTTGAAGTTCGTTTATAAAGGTTTTTACTTTGTAGATTTCGTCTTCTGGATGTGGTTTATTTGACATATTGTATATTTTGATTTTTTGAATTTAATAGCCCTTGAATGTGTTCGGCAGATAAATCTTTCGTGATAGCTAATTCGATTAAGCTAAATTTGCGCTTGATTGATAAGTAAGATAAATACTCGCTTACAGTCATTGAAGTAAAAAGTACAACGAGAACTAAAATAAATCCGATAATAATTACTCTATCTGTTTTTTCTGAATTAGTCATTTTTTGTTTTCTATATAGTTTTTATATTCTGCTTTAATTAAAGCGGCTTTTTGGCATAATTCATAGAACGCAGTAAAAAGCGCAAATAAAATTAAAAATAATATAACTTTATTATCGTCAATATTTTTAATAATATTATATAGTTTATTTATTTTTGTTTTCCAGGAGGATTCTTCCATATCTTGTTATAGACTTCCTTGCGTAATCATCTAGTTTTTCTAGACAACCGTGCGCTGAAAGACCGCTCTCATAAAAAGCGTAGTCTTCTAATTGCTCAAGAGACAGTTTTAGCTGTTTCTTTTTCGTCTTTTTCTTTCCAGTATTTTTCAGTTGATTCGTTACAGGCAATATATCCATCTTTTCTGGCTTGTTGATAACTAAGCGTCCTATACCAGCCTCCTTTTTTACAAGGCTCTCCATGTTCTCCCGTGACTTCGCAAGTATGCTCTGATTTTCTTTCTGCTTCTGAAATAATATCATCTATGATATTGTTTTCGATCTCATTTGCTCCATGTACGCTTATGTAAAAGCGTAGCGTACCGAACTTTTCTTTAATTTGATTACCAACAACCTGAACCTCTTTGTCGTTGGTAGACCAAAGGTCGCACAAGTATTGCATTTTATTCATGCACTCGTCTAGAAGATCGTACCATCCGTCGCCGCATTCGGCGCCGAATGCCATGCACGTCTGTCTTGGATCGCCATAAATATCTACTAGTATTTTAGGATATTTTTTTATAAGTTTAGCTTCAAGTTCTCTTGTCATGTTTTTATATATGTATTTTTTTTTTATTAAAAAGTCAATATTTATTTAACCCAATCGTTATTTTTATAATCCCAATGGCGAATATCTATAATCTGAAAATAAACTTCTTTACCTAGCAAACTGAGTGCCAATCTTACCCCAGCATGATCTTCTCGAAAGCCGATTTTAAACTCTATGCTAAAAACGTGCCAGCTATCCGAAACACATTGCATTTCAAAATCTTTATATTTTGTGAGGTTTTTATGAAAATAAAAATAGGATTTAAAAATATTTTTATCTTTCCAGAAATTTCGAATTGAAAAATTAATATACATTTTTATCTACGTATTAAAAAAGCTTTGGTTTTTGCTGGCTCTGTATCTTCGCAATCATCGTATTCTCCATAGTACCATGCTCGATCAAATGGGCCGCATACTTCAATTTGATCTGTCGCAGAGGGAGTGGCATAGCCTCCTTCGTAGCCGTCTACAAGAACAAGCATTTCCGGATCTAGCTTTTGTAATTCTGCAATTAAATCTTTTGCTTTCATTTTTATTCTATTTCTTTGTTGATATCGAGTAATTTTCTAAGAAAGCATAAGTTATTTAAAACGTTATCGCATGCATCCCAGTCTCTCATTTGCATGCTCGCTTCATAATCGTTATCATATTTATCAATTTTTTTCGTTATCGACTCTTTAAAGTCGTTGGAAATATTACTTTTAAGGTAAGCAATTATTTTTTCTAAATCGTCGTCATGTAAATGAAAAGTTATATCCATTCCGTCATATTTAGATTCATATCCGCAGGAAATTTTTAATTCCACAGGAGCCGCAAACTTTCCCAAATTCTTTCCAGAAAAGTCAGAGTAATAAACGGCTTCTTCTCTTTCGGCTGGCTTGATTATTTTTTTCATAAGAAATTATTTATCAGTTTAGTCCATTGAGTTTTAGATATAGGTTTATTATCAAGTATTGAAAAGGCGTAGGCTGGATTTTCATTATAATGCCTTTTTATCATTTCAGCCTGCTCTTTTCTTGACTCTACTTTTCTAATGTCGTGAACCATTTCAAGAATATTGTCTATGTATTTTCTTGCTTTTTCACCGGAATTACAAATTTTTTCTATCTCTTTTTTTAATTGAAGGGCTATTTCAAAATCGTAATCTGCTTCTACTTTTTTAAAGAACTCTTCGCGCGACGGCATTTCTGAATCAATATAATATTCAATTAAATTACTTTGTGAGTTTAGTTGAGACTTGACTCTATGACAAAACAAATACCAATCAGATTTTAACTTAATTCTATTTTGTCCGTTATTGTAAGATACAACAACGCCTTCTTTGCCTTTCCATAATTTTATACTTTCCGCTATTTTAGAAAGATTTTTAGTATCTAAAAAATTATAAGACTGAGGCATTGGTATCGGGCCGACTTTTCTCCAAATATTAGTCAGGTCAGAAGAAGAAACCGCGCACATTCCATTTTTATTAATTGCGCCTAAAAAGAAAAAATCTATCTCTGGGGGTCTTACAACTATTACATTATTTGGGGTAACAATTTCAAATAATAAGCTTAAATGTTGGTTTTCTTTTAAAAACTCTAATACTTTTGGATATTTCTTAGGAAGAAGCTCAAAGTCTCCTGCGTTTGGTTGAGCGAGATAAGATACGGTTCCTCTCGTCCGCATAGAAAATTGATCATTAACATGATCCGCAATTAAAAGAGAGCCGTCTATTTTGTCTTCACACTTCCAGTCGTTGAAGTTGTTAGGATCTGGATAGCATTCTATTTTTTCTCCGTGATTAAAAAATTTAGGAAAACCAGAAGATAAAACCTTTCCATTTTTATCCGTAACTAGAGAACGGTAGAATAAATTATTTTTATTCCATTTTGCGTCAATATGTGGCGTTATCAAATAACAATCCAAGCCGCAAAATGTACTAGAAGTAACGTTAAAAGATTCTTCTAATGGAAAATTTAATCTCATTAATAAGGATAAAATTTATTGCGGACATTCATAAAGTTCGTCTATGTTTAGCAATCTTGACACGCATCCGTTTACCCTTTCTGACCAACTCGAATGGAAGTGTCCATATAGGTGAAGTCTTGGAGTGCATAATTTAAATATTTCGCCCATGACAGCTCGTTCGTTCGTCAGGTCTTTAATTAAATTGACATCTTCACTAGCCCATCCATATACGATTTCATTGAATTGTTGAGGAAAGCACCATGACGGAGCTGTATGGCTTACAAGAATGTCCACTTTTTGACATGCGTCCTTATCGAATACAACCCCCTCGTTTTCCCAATATGAAACTCCAACCGCTCTTCCGGTTCTATCAATGGATATCGCGCCTCCTATAAATTGAATAAGCTTAGAACCATGCTCAAAAACCGAGTAATCCTCTATCAACTCGAAATTTTTTAAACAAACTCTATTTTCTCCCTTAAAATAAGAAGGGTCATCGTGATTACCTCTTATTCCGTAAAAGTTAATATTGCGCTGTTTAAACTGCTTGTCCAGCGAATCGCACGTAAGCATATCTCGACTAGGGTAAAACCCTATGCCTAAATCTCCGACAGAGATTATATTTACATTGGAAATATTATTTCTTTTTATTTTAAATAAAAGACCGTCCCATGAGCCATGGTTATCTCCTAAAAATAATAGGGGCTTTTCACCAATCAGATTCTTCTTCATTTTGTGATTGGTAAATCATATACTCTTTTACCTCTTTTGTCAAGACCTCTTTTAATTTAGCTAACGCTAAATCGTATGAGTCGCATTCTTCTTCAATAGTGTCAATTATATACCCATAATGGCAAACTAAATATTTAGGCGGAAAACCGTAGCTCCACTTGGTTTCAATGTACCAATGGCAGTCACGATCTTTATGGTGATCTTTTCCAATTAAATGATACCATTCGTCTGTTAGATTTGTTATTTCTTCTATAATATTACTCATTGCTGTCTATCTGGCGGAATGAAGATTTCTTCCGAATGAAAAAACTGATCTTTCCATTTTTTAACATGGGTATGAACATCTATATTTAGGATTTCGGACGCAAATTTTAATATTCTAAGATTGGGCCAGGCTTCTACTCTTACTTTTAAGATTTCTGTAAGAGCCTCTTCTATTGTTCTATTAGCCATGACTAGAGCAGTAATTCCGATGGCAGTAGATCTAGAAATACCGGCAAAACAATTTATTCCAAGACTATGAGGCTTATCGTCCTCGGTAAAGGGTTTTAAAAATGAAATAATATTTTGAATATGTTGAGACTGTGGCGCGTCCTGAATTAAGTGCCCCCACTCTGCTCCGTCTTCGTCTGACCAATCGGCAAAGAACTGGTGAAAAAACTTAACATTCTTTTCCTGAAAGTTTTTTCTCATTCTATTTATTTGTTTTCTGTCTTCCTGACCGACTGTCGATACCCATATGTTATAGTCTTTATTGTTTTTATTAAAGCTATAGCTTTCCGCATCGGCTAGATTCGTTATTTTAATTTTATTAATCATTTTAATTTATAGGGTTTTTCTACAACAACATAATACAAGGAGTCTTTTTCCTCGACTTTCATGCATTTGCCAGCAGGAAGTTTTTTATTTTTAAAAGCCTTATCTATTAAAGTCCAGACATTACTAAACTTATTGCTTTGTATTAAATCTGCAATTTTGGTTTGATATTTGGGCGGAATAGGAAATCTTTTGACTGGCTCCCAATACTCTTTTGTTTCAGTATCAATTATTTTCGCGTTAGGAATTCCAGAAATATTAAGAACTCCATCCCCGTCTACACCCATGTCTCTATAGCCATTATTTCGTTGATAGTGAAGATATTCTTCAATAGCTTTTTTAATTTCCCATGCAACTGTTCCGCCCTTCATTTCGGGGCAACCAACCCCAAAAGATGAATTAGCATGATCTAGATGGGGTCTATTTTTTTTATTCTTCCAGTCTTCGTTTTCTTCTGCAATATTGCCCGATTCGTCGTACTCGTTGTTATACTGATCGTAAAATCCGCCACGACCATCGTATTCTCTTCTAGGATTAGCTGGAAAAGCCATAAATCTAACAGTGCCTTCGATATGTTGTCTTTCATCCCAGGAAAGGTTTCTGTCCGCATATACTATATCCATAGCCATCGCAACCTGTCCAGATTGAAGTCGGGAATAAGTTTCTAACGCGTTAATAATAACAGGCAAATGTTCGCTATCGAATTCGATTTGAATTTTTTTGTTTTTACTTTTCATATATTCCATGTTGTAGAGCTAACGGTGTCGCCGCACTGCTCGCATACGTGGTTATCGTATTCATAATCATCATAGTGAAAAAGCTCTACAATATTTTCTAAATTAATATTATTTTCTTTAAATCTTTCTTTCAGCTTAATTAAGAGATAATCAAGAATTTCTTCTTGGGTTTTTTCTGGAAGATCAGAAAGCGAATTATCATTGACAGTGAAATCAAATGCCGTGCAGCCAGTTGTTTGCACGAACTTATACTTGGTATTATTCATTAATAATTAACTATCTGCTGCCTAAGCCTTGGGAGCAACAAGTGTATTAAAAAAATCTATTCTTTATTTAGTTTTTAACCATTTATTAAATTTTTGAGCATTGTCTTTTAAGTGCTTTTCGCAAGCAGCTTTAGCGGCATCTAATTTTTTATAAAATTCTTTTTTTATAATTGGAGAACAATCGTAGTCGAGGTTGCTATAAAAAACTCCAGGTATATATTCAGAACGCTCAACAAATTCTTCATTTTCGTAATCGTACCATCCATCAACCTCTATGTTATAGACCCATCCTATAACGGGAACTTTAGCTGAGTACCAGCATCCAGATTTATCGTCGCACCAATTTAGCTTCCATTCTAGCTTGATGTCTCTTTGAGATTTCATATTATTGAAATTTATTTGCTACAAGCGCACATATGCCAAGAAGAAAAAGTAAAAATACAATATAGCCTATCCAAATTAATAGCGGAGATAGTACCAAAATCCAAGACCACGCAACGTAATCTGTTAATTTAAGCCCTACGAAAAGAACAGTTAGAAGTATTGCCAGTAGTTTCATTCGATATTTAATAGATAGTTTATATACTTTTGAAGATCTGTCAAGTCTTCTTCCATTATATTTGAAACACTCAATACTGCCGTTGGACCTGAATAAAATTCTCGGTCATGTAATTGTACTTGAGGATAGAATCTTAAATCAAAACTGAAATAATCTTCAAATACTGGCATCAATGCTTCAAGATGAATTCTTTTATTTTTTTCGTTTTGGCTTTTAAAACCAAATTGCCACAGCGACATCGATTCTTCTCTGTCTGGTTTTTCGTTGGCGACAGACATATCTCGCCAATTACTAGAATAACTACCATCTGAATACCAAAAGCATTCAAGTTTTTCGAAACCATGTTCTTTTAGAACTTCTCTAAAAGAATCTACTTTTTTAGTAAGTTTAATTAATTCTGGACTCATTTTTTGATTTCTCGCATTCTTCTAGCTTTTCTTTGTAATACTCTAATTCTTCAATAATTTTATTCTTTTCGCATTCTATTTTGTATGGCTGCATTTGATAATAGTAAACCTCGGATTGTAGCTCATTTGCTCTTCTGGCTAATTCATTTCTTTCTTTTTCAAGCTTTTCGGAAAATTCTACCGGCACCCAATATTTTTCTCCACAAACAGTTTTAAATTTAACTTTAAATTGATCAGTTTCTGGCGTATCGCTCATTTTAAAAATGCTTGTTCTTTTTGTTTAGTCAGCTTTGTAAATGCTTTCTGTCTTTCTTCAGTAGCTTTATCCGCTTTAGGTGTGTCACAAAGTTTTTGAAACATATCATTTATCATTTTTCGTCTTTGTTTGTCTGTTAAAAACTCTCCACTTCGATGTGCATAAGACCAATTATCAGCATTATTTACAAGCTCTCTGATGCCATCATTATTACCCGAAATTATAAAGATATTGATCTTATGTAGAAAGTCCTCATACATTTCTACTTTCTGTTTAAGAGTTGGCGTTTTCATAAATTTTCTATCTTTACAAGTTTTTCTCCACTTTCATCCCACATATAATCTTCAACCATATTACCAACAATTTCTAAAGAAGCAAGATCTAAATTCATAATTGGGTAATCATTGATATAATATGCACAAGAGTCAGCGCTATATAAAACTTCTCCAAGTTCTTCTCCATTAAGAGTAAAGAATTTAACAACATCTCTTTCATAAATCTCTCGCATATTGCGGTCCAAGATTCCAATGAATTGCTGATGACTTTGTGATAGATCGAGGTCTTGAAAACTCTTTCCACTTCTGCTCCAAATTCTGAATTTATTCTTGTTCATTTTTATTAAAAGGACAATCACTCAACCAACTATCACAAACTAAACATTCTCCATTATGATCTGGATTGCATGGTAATTGGAATATATTACCCATTACTTCGATATCGCCTAACATAAAAGGAGAGAACCCTTGCACAGGCTCCAGAAACCATAATCCGAATGAGGGTCCAAATACTAGGGTTAAATCCTCACACCAAACTACTTCTGCTAGACCCTCAGTTGGTTCTTTTGCGATTTCACGATCACTAAATTTTACTAGGTCACCTTCATAGATGTCTCTTCCATTCTTGTCTTTTAGTCCAGTAAATTGCTGAACTACATATTCATCACCACCAGAACCATTCTGAAGGTTTTGGAAATGGCCATTTAAATAAAGAACATAATGTTCTTGATATCCTTTGTCTGGATAGAAGAATCGTTTTTCTAGTTTATCCCAAGCTCGGAATTTAAGTTGTCTCATATTGTTACAAATAACCAGTCTTGAACCATAGCTCTCGCCTTACTAAAGAATCTTCTGGAGCATTTGGTGGCCATATAAACGTAGCATCGATCATATTAAAATTGTTTGATTTGTCTACGATATATTCTACCTTTATTACAGCTTTAGCAGAATCATCCGTTATTGCTCCATTTTCATTTAAAAAAAATGTTCTATTTTGAGATAGTGTAAAATTTCCAACATGTGGTATTGGAATAGACTGATCTCTGGATTCTCTTGGAAAGGAGTCCCATATACTAAAAATCGTTTCACAAAAATTGTTTGCTATCGTTTCGTTTTCTACTGAACGAACTGAATATAAAGCAATAGAAAGTAAACCAAAAATACTTACTATAACAGAAGAGAATATGCCTATCGCTGCGATTACCTCAATAAGGCTGAATGCTTTTTTATTCATATTTTAATTCTTTCCAATTTGTATCTTCTGGCATTATTTCTATTTTGCCGTCGAATTCTTCGGCTTTTTTAATAATGTCCTGTATCACGCCGGTTCCGTACATATTCATTCCGTAGTTATTTTTAAAGCATTTATATATAGAACCAGAGAATCCTTCAAACAAATAATAATGTTTGCTTTCTGATACGGCTTTAATACCGCTGTTTAATTTCCAAGAATCGCCATTAAGATAACCGCCATACCAGTTAGCAAATATTTTATATGTTAAGGGAGTATCCTTTGCTTCAAGCTTAACTACTACCCATTTTTCTGGTATATATTCCTTCATTTTTAAAATTCTAATCCGATTGTTGTAAAGGCATTTGTTTTTATTTCATTGCTAAAATGATCTAAGTCAAAAGATAGCTTGCCACCTAATACCAAAGCCCAGGTTTTGCTAGGATTTATATAGATAGGAGCGCTGTATTCTGAGTTAATAGTAGTTATTAAAGAGGTATTTTTACTTTTTATTAGATTCGTTTCGCCGCTTATATTTTTATATTCTGACGCAGATGCTTTTTCAATTACTAACAATAAAATTACAAGAAGAATCTTGTGGTGAAGGTCAATCATTATAATTTCTATTAATTAATTTAAATCCAAGCGGCCGTCTTGAGGCTCTGGATTTTGGGTAGTGAGATGGTCTGACTACGATACCCTCAGCATGCAAGCCACTATTGTATTTTTGTTTATCGGCTAATTCCTGTAGCTTTTGCAGAGGATTGATCCAAAGTTTAACAGATTCTTCTACGCTAAGTTTTAGAAGAAGCGGAACCGCATCGCACTTCAACTCTGTTTCACAAAAGTGCTTCATTACTTCGTACGACATGTAGTGATGATCAACTTTGATTTGAAACACAAAAATTCTTATATCAGCAAGCTTTAGTGGATTTTTTTGAATTCCGTTTCCAGCTAACTCGCCTTGGATTGTACCCGTCCAGTCTTTTGGAATGTTAAGTTTTCTTGCGGCTTTCCAGAAAGTAGAGTTTTCTGTTTCTTTTTTTGCAAGATTTCTTGAGCAGACGCTTTTGAGTTCTCCGTTTTCCACGACGAGAGTTACACTGCTTCCATCTATTTTTTGGGTAATAACAAGCTCTGAGCTTGAAGTAATAACCTCCTGAACTAGATCTGGATCGTTTA